CTCGAGCAAGCATTTTGAACTCATGTTTAAGACTCACATAAATTCTTTTGTGAATCGCAGACATTGTTCTGCTTCCTCTTTCCAACAGCGCTACGGTCGTACCCACTGCCGCTTGTTGGTTCCCATCGCCTACTTGCAAGTCTGCTATTGAAGCGAAACGTTGACCTGCGTCTACTACGACCCCCATTAGTTGTAACAAAGTTTGTGAAGGCTCTTTAAATGGTAATGCCATAAAAGCATCTTTAATATTTCCACCTGGAGCATCCACATCTCTAAATTCACCTGGAGTAATAGATTGCGCGTCATCTCTAATTCTAATTCCACGCATCTTAAATCCTGCTGGTAAATTAGAAAGAGTACCCGCATCTAGTAATGATCTTAGGGCTGCAGTCGCAGTTCTTGATAATCCGCCTATCATATGTATTAAACCAAAACCATAAAAACCTAGTCCTGGTAAAAATTTAAAATGAACAAAGTAAGAAATTTTCTTTTTTAATGGATCGTTAGCTTCATAGTTTCTTCTAATAGCCAATACTTCACGTGACGCTTCTTCGATTGTTACAATGTAAGGTAATTTAATTCCTGTAGGTTGTCCATCATCTCCTCGGTCCTCGAATCCTTCTAAGTCTAAATCAATATGAAATTCTAGGATATTATAAATATCTTCGTCATGTGTTTTTTGTATTCCCTCTAACTCTCTTTCTTTTCTATCTAAATCAGATTCTACATCTCCAGGAGTTCCAAGTTCCACGTCTCGGTAAAAACCATTCACTTGTTGTTTTCTTAAATCATTCTCTTTGGTTTTTACAACGTGAACCACGGCTGTTGCATCTTCTAAAGATGTTGCAGAATAAGGTACAACCAAATCTTCCGCAGGTACAAATTTAGAAACTGCTCTTCCTAATAAATCATCGTAGTAAACTTTTTTAAATGCAGATCCTGCTAAAGGTAAATAAAACAACAATTGATCAAACTCAGGTTCGTATTCCTTCATCTGATCCATCAACTGCCAATTCATAAAATCTTTTACTCTTTGTGATTGCATTTCTTTTTCAGCAGAGGGTGCACCCATAATTTGAGTTCTGATAGGTCCATCTGCTGGTAATAATTCTTTGTAAGCTAAAGCTTGAAACTGTGTAACTGCTTCTGCAAGAACTGGGTGAGTTGCACCAGCAGCTCCATTGAAAGGTTCTGTTCTATCTTCGTATTTAAATCCTAAAAGATCTAGTCCAGTTATGTAACTATGTTCCCATTCTTTACGAGACTCTTTGTAATCAGTATAGTTAGAATTTAATTCTGAACCTAAAGGACCTAATGTTTCCTCTGGTAATAACTCAGCTAAATTGTCAAAGTGGTTTTCACTTTGTGCTTGGTTAAATGCTCCAGGTTCAAAATCAATCTCTACACCGCCATCTTCAGTGGGAGTAATTTCTGCTTCACCAGCGTTTGGTACTGATTCTGTAATTTCTTCTTGGACCTCAACTTGTTCCTCGGGCCCTGCTATTTCAACCGTTTTTCTTATTTCGGTTAATGCTTTGTCTATATCTGCCATTTATATTCTCCAATTTATCTTGTATAGTTGGTTTTGATTCATTAATCAAGCCTCGTGGATTGGGGCCACTTAATGGTGGTATCTGATCCCATTTAACATGGGACATATTTTTAGTAAGAGTAGGGTTTTTTTTCATTACCAGTAAAATTTCTTTTTTCTTTTAGGCTTTTCTTCTTCTTTGTAATCTTCAGGATGATCTATAAATCCGCCTTGTCTATATCTTAACAGAGCTTGAGTCGTAGAGTCAACTAAATCATCATGATCTCCATAAGGAAAGGCTGCACATTCTTCAACAACCTCTTGAGCAAACTCTTGATCTAAAGGAGCCCAAATTTGTCCCGCTTCAAAAAGTGGAGATACTGCATTAACTCTTGCAATTTTATCTTGACCTTTACTAGGTGTAAAATTCATTGCAGGAATTCCCATGGCTCTTAACTCATACATCAAAGGAAGTCCAGACGCCTTGGCTTCTATAATTACTGTTTCAGGATTCCAATATCTGTACTGCTCTAGTGCAACACGACGAAGCTCTGGAAACTCTAAACGTTCTTTAAACGCATCTAATAATATTAATTGACGAGGTGAGTCTTCATTAGGACGAAAGACTCCCCAGGTGGTAATAGCTGAGTAGTCGGCAGTTTCTTTTTTAAGGTAAGCTGTATCATAACTTTGAATGGTATGTTCAATACGAGGCATATCTTTATGCTCCCAATTTTTCCACCACTCTCTTTTAATGAGAGCTCCTTCTTCCGAAGTTGGGTTCTGCATGTATTGCGCGTTCCATTTTGCAAGACCCGCGGATGCTTTAACAGAATTTAAATCTTCAATTTTCCAATACTCAGGCCAAACAGGTTTACCATTAGGTAAGACTGCAGGGAACTCTACGACTTCCCATTGATCCGCGTTCTCGTTGCTTTGTGCATTAATTAATTTTTGAGTTAAATCTTTTGTTGACCACCTAGTCATAACTAAAACAATACGACCTCCTGGTTGAAGCCTTTGCCGTGGTCCACTAGTATACCACTCATATGCATTATCAAATGCAGAAGGTGAGTTTACATCTTGCTCTGAATGGGGATCATCAATAATGAGTAGATCAGCACCTCTACCGGTCACCGCACCTTGGACACCTACTGCAAAGTATTCACCACCATCGGATGTATTCCAACGTCCTGCAGCTTTAGAGTCTTCTTGGAGTCTTGTTTTAAAAATTTGTTGATACTCTTCTGAGTCAATTAAATGTTTTGCCTTACGACCAAAGTTTACTGCAAGCTCCGCTGTGTGAGTCGCTTGAATAATTTTTAATTTAGGATTCTGTCCAATCATCCATGCAGGAAGTAAGTTAGAAGCAAATTCAGATTTAGTATGCCGGGGGGGCATGTTTATAATTAAACGTGTTAGTTCACCTGTTGCTAATCTATTAAATTTATCTGCTATGGTCTGATGATGGGACCCCTCTATAAAATCTGGCCACATTTTTTTTACAAAAGATAAAAAATTAGTTCTAACTTGCTTAAGTTCTTTTCTTTGATGTCGCTCTATAATCTGTATCTTGAGCTTTCTTCGCTCAATAGGATCCTCAATTTTATTAATATCTTCAACAGTTAGCATATATTTTAATATGGGTGGTAAAGTATTATACCCGATTAACAATGCAAATCAAACAATATAGGGTAGACTTGGGACCCCTATAATTTAAGGGGGTATTCGTTTAAACGTAAACACTTTGAATTCTGATATAGTTCCTTTAGGGTCCCCTTTACGTTACCACCCTCCGGGTGGGACCCGCCCACATGCTCTTCTCTAAATACAACCTGAAGAGGTATGCGGTTCTTGCATAGGATAATGTAGGATAGGCCATGCAAATACTGCATGGCCCATTTCCTTAACGAACTAGTCCAGGACAGAGTAGGCGACGTCCCTCATCATACCCTTGGCATGACGAGATGTGAACTTCCAACGAGTTTCGTTGCTCGCCCATCTCCCTTCAATTCTCAAACCCATGTGCCTCTCAAGAGGAACCTTGTAGGTTTCAGCTGACGTTTTCTTGTCACCGTATAATCTATCCAAGATTATTTTACGGATAACAATTTCATTAATCGTCTTTTCAGAAATCTCTGAAACTCCGATCGTCATTAATAAATGACCGATGTCATCAGCTTCTTGTCTGATCTTTGGATCAGCAAACTTTTTTGCCTCAGCGTCCCAAGACTTGTCGTTTACGTAATGTACTTCTAACGGCATATTATTTCTCCTCCGATATGTAACTTGCGTTTACGTCAGCTTCTTTGTTAGCAACAAAGATTGCTCTTTGATAATCAGCGTCGTGATTTAAAACCATGTCCACAACTCTTCTTATTACTGTGTTAGATTTTCCATTGCTATCCAACCACTGAATAACTTGTTGTAGGACAAGTCTGTTTGTATCTTCTTTCGTCATATTATTCCTTTCGTTAAGTTAAGTTCATTATGCACAGCTATCCTATAATGTCCACTATTATTTTAATTAATTTTAGTGCCTGTGGATAACTTTGGCACAAGATGTAGTAGGTCCTTTTTTCT